AGACAAACTCGTCACCTTCCTCAAATGTTTGGGTGGGGTCTAAGTTAGCTTCCCCCTTTTCGTCGTGGTATATTTGATCCCCAAGCTTCCAAGGAGCCGACGCGTCAACCGTTAGAGTAGCTGTACCGGCGTCGGCGTCCACCGAGTCAACGGACACCGCTCTTGCGTAAAGTAGATAAGCTGATCTGGAAGTAGACGCGATACTTACATTAGCTGGCCCCGCCTCAGCAGGTATATCCCCAGCGGCATCCCCGTCAACATAGGACGCTAATTTAGGCTCAGTTCTTCTGACTATTTCCGGTAACATATCCCAGCAGTCAGAGTTAGATTCCGCCGTGCCGTCGTCCGTTGGTTCGTCGTCTAAAGGTAAGCCGCTACCTGTCTTTGGGTGCAAAGACCACTCTCTGGAGTCGTACCCTAATTTCTTAAGGTTACCCAGCTGCTTAAGTATGTGATTACTGTTCTTGAGCACCGCATATTTGCGGGTCATCTTTTTCATCTCTCCGGACTCGCTCGATTGCTGGCTGAACCAAGTGTCGCGAAGCTGGGCGTATTGCCTGACCAGCGTGCAAGCATCTATAGTCTCGCCCGGCGTAACTTGCTGGTTAATTAAATAGTGGTCGGCAAATTCTTCATCGGGCTCACCCACTCGCCTAAACAAGGCTATACCGTCGTCTGTCCCGTCGAGCCCCTCTTTAGTTACCTTGGTGCCTTCGGCAGCAAATTTTCTTGTTATTTTTTGGAACCCTGTTTGAGAATCTTCCTCAAACTTAGGCTTTCCGATAGGCCGGATCCTTAAATCTTTAGCCATTACCAGCCCCCTCTTCTTACGATCCTTATAGTCCTTTGCTTTTGAGGAGAAGAGAAATGTTTCAGTTTTCTCCGGGCCTCCGTTGCAGACTGCACTATTAACTCTTTGTTATCCCCGTTGTACCGTGGGTCGGTTAACAGTTTGTACTGAGCGATGGGGAGCAGTATGTCCCAGCAAACCTCGCCGGGGAGTCTTGGTGTGTCCCCCAGTTGCAGGTCTTCGGGGATTATATTTGCTACAAGTTCCACATTATATTCCTTGTCGGGTATGGGGTATAGCACAAGTCTAGGTATAACCGTGAAATCTTCGTCGTCATCCACTTGGTCTATGTAGTACCAAATAGGACGGCCTGATTCAGGTTTGTCCATATCAATGGACGGAAAGTTTCCTTGGTAACCCCCTATAGGCCTGAAGTCACCTGAGTAATGGGATCGAGCTGATATTTCGTCAGTGCGTGCGTTCATCGGGGATAGGGGGCCGTGCCCAGTTAGGACGGGTACTTTTTCCACATCTATAACATCCCCGTCCAACTCCCTGGACTGGGTACCCGTTGGGAAGTATATGGACATTTTTCTCGAAGCCCATCTGGGGCGGTAGCCGTCTACAGGTGCGTAGCACTCTCGGTACGCTTGGTTGACCACTATTTTAACGCGCTCTTGATCTACTTTGGGTAGGTCTCCAAGCTCGTCGGCCCCCAGCATGCTGGCTATCTGGTTCAGTATGTGGTCGAATAAACAAAGCTCCCGGTACTTTAACCTTGAAAAAAAAGACCCGGCCATGGGGGCTGTTTTAGTAGTCGCCCGAGTGGTGCTCTGGGGGGCTGGTAAACTTCCCGTATTTGCCGTTCCAACTTGAGGCGCCGTTAGGACGGCACTGTTAGCTACGGAGCTTGCTGAAGATAGCAAAAAATTAACATTAGTGACTGCATCTGGCATATAGTCACCCTACACATAAGCTTAATCCTCTACTACCGCTTGTAATTTAGTCACGCTTTTAAGCTTTTCTTTTTTAGCTTTCGGGACCCTTTTCTTTTTAAGCTTGAGCTCTTCCTTTGGTTCTTCCAGTAGTATGGAAAAGAACATTCTTTTGTACAGCCTACCCTGAGTCCGGAATATATCGTCGGCCTCTTTCTGGTTTTTTGGCTCGTAGGCGTAGTGCCTGCTTTCTTTGTCCCATTCAAAAATGTACGGGAGACGGCTCATACCCTTTATGCGGATTACCGGCATCGTACCCATTTGATCTCGTTTTCCTAGTATTATTATCTTCATGTTTTTTTATATTAAAAAGCCCCTCCCCGATAGTCAGGGAGGGGCCGTGGTTAAGATCTCAAAAAAGGATCAAGTGTAGCTAAAGCCAGGGATTTGACGAACGGCTTCTACGAGCTGAACACCGGGGACTCTCCCGCTAGTATCCTGATAAGCGGCCATTCCGTAAACGGACTGGATACCTACTGCGCTCAAGTGAGCTTCGTTGCCAGAGTTGGCGAAGTCATCGTAATGAAAAATCTGTTCATTACTGACGGCTCCTTTAGCGTAGTACAACGCTGATTTACCCATAGTCAAACCCCATCCGATTGGTGTGCCGGTTACATTGCACTGGTATATAACCGAGCCGCCCGTTACTACTGTGGCGGCGGTAAGTATGTCGTAGGTGTTTTTACCTGCGGCCAAGGCGCCAAGCTGACTACCAGCACCACCATTAACACGGAGCATGCCGGTAAGCGTGGCCCCAGTATTATTCTTGTAAGAGTAGCACGCAAAGGTACCGTCGGGCTTCACTATAAGGATATGTCCCTCAATATTAGCAACATTAGCATCTGCCGTAGTTGCATACTGCCCTCCACCGCCTCCGGGGATTTTTGCGTCAAACCCGAGGAAGTTTGCAAAGGTGTCGTGACCTAGGTCAATCGCAGTGACACCTCCTGCAGCAGCGGCGGCAAGATCATCTTGCACGACAGCCGTTGGGAGCAAGGGAGAACCTTGGCGTCCGTCAGCCGTATCAAGGATAACATTATGGTTGGCAATAACATTACCGTCCCACATTGCGTAGTTACCACTGAACAACTTATTAGTACCGCTACGCTCATCAGCCTGTAAAATGGCTTCGAGATAGTCGGGATCCGAACGAAGTGGACGAAGACATGCGTCGGGAGCGAAGAACAAGTAACCGGGAATCTCGGTCTTGTCGTCTCCACCAACCTTCATTGGCTCGCCACCTTGGGCGATCAATGCTTGCTTGGCTTCCTGAATGATGTCAGTACTCAAACCTTCGGTGTATTGAAGATTAGCGCCTGCTCCGTAGCCCGTAATGTAGTTATTTTGAGTCCTATTAAGGCAGGTATCACGAAGAACCATTTGGATGTGATCTTGCTCAGTGCGGCCGGCCCATTCGGACATAACATCAGCGGAGAGCTGATCAATTGTCTTGCCGGTGAATCGCATGAGTTTGACAACTTGTGTCCAAGCGACTGCGTGACGGATAAGATCCACTTCAACGCTAAATGCGCCGAACTTGAGCTTACCGGTCTTGTTCTTGAGGATTTCTTCCCCACGAACACCTTGCCCGCGAATAGGGGCGACAGTAGTGAAAGTCACTTTGTCGGATCCACCTGCGGAGAGGTCGCGCTTTTCAACGACCGGCGAGCCTGAGCTTTCCGAACCGATGAACTTTGCGAATACATTCTTTTCTCGAGCGTCACGAGTTACGAGCTCAGACCAAAGTCTGGTGCGCAAATCGGCGCTCGCGAAGATAGTTTCATTACCTGTGTTAGCGGTACTTTCGTAATTTGTGTTTACATTGAACAAGTCGACATTGCCGAGGTTGCCGTCTTGTGCTCCTGCTCTTGCTGCTTTACTAGCCATGATTAATTATTTCCTTATATTATATAGTTTTAGATTTACTAAGTAAGGAAGGTTCTGCCATCGGGTTGTCCCAGAAGATCGTAAAGTTGATCGTTGGACATGGTCCCCATGCTATTCAGAACTGATTCCCGAGTTAGTGGTTGTTGGACGGGTTGAGCAGTTTGTCCGGTCGTCAATACTTTGGCCTGATTTCCCATGGTCGGTCTGACTTGTTTTTGCTCAACTTGTGGTTGGGCTTCTTGCGGCTGAGGGGGCGAGTAGCCTTTCTGAGCTGCGTAGTCATGAGCCATGATTTCGGGCCACCTTGGTGACTGAAAAACTGCTGCATAATCAGAAGACTGTTGGGCTTGGGCGATAAAGTGATCGAACTCTTTTCGATAGAGTCCTTCCTTATCCGCTAAATCCGGGTAGGATCCGTATGCCCTGTCTCTGCTCTCCACCGCTTTGTCGCGATGGGTATTGTATTGCATTTCCTGCTGCTTCTCTTGTTCCCGTTCGTTTCGGTCGTGTAAGCTCTGAAGTTTTAATTCACGCCTCATAATCTCTCTCTGTAAATTGAGAGCTTGGAGAGTGTCTAAATCCTCAGCCGCTTCTTTAACCTTAACTTCGAGCTGTTGAATTTCAGCATTTAGTGCCCCCGCCTCCTGCGTAAATGGATCTGGCTGTGGTTCAGCCTGTTGCGCTGGTTGCGGTGGTGGTTGATTTGGTTGAGCTGTTTGGCCGTAGATGACAGTTGACGCATCCGCGAATGTACCGCTAAATCCTTCAGATCGATAAAGATCTATGACTTGCTGGTCTAATTCGTTTTTAGGCCGTATCCTTCTTTTGGCTAGTCGCTCTTCTTCAGTTTCAACTTCCGTGTCGGAAAGCGGTTCTGTTTGAGCCCCCTCCGGTACTTCGGTATCGTCTAAAGACCCCTCCTCCGTGACAGTTTCCGGCTGAGTCCCCTGGGATTGCTCCTCAGATTGAACTAGTGCTTCGGCTGCCCCTTCGGGTTCCTGCGTTGATAATGCTACGCGAAGGTCGTCTGTTGACACATCCGCGAGATTTAACTCGGTTTGTTGGGGGGAATCAACCACCCCTGTCTGTTCTTCCATGAACGCACAATACTATACACTAACCGGAACTTAAAACCGGTTGTATTAGTACTGCGGCTTTCCGGTAACAAAGCCGGGTTTCTTGCGTTTGCTCTTTTTAGTAGGCTTTACAAGAGCGCATTTCCTTGCTTTTCTGCAAGCATCCTCGGTCTTGCACTTTTCGCAATTAGTAAATTGATTATTGTTTTTTGCCATCTTTATAGAATCTCCACAGTTTCCACGCCATATACGAGCAAGTTAGCGCACCCGCGCAAATGCCCACTATGTCGTTGTATTGTCCAAGAGTGAATGAGAGACCCGTTCCGATCATCCCTATGATTGGCGTAGAGTCAGTCACGAAATTACCCCCAGTAGTATGTAAAGTGCTGCAATTGCCAGCAAGGCAAGCAACGCTTTACCAGTGCTGGATAGTGAGAAAAAATACTCTTTTAATAATTTAAGGTTTTTCATTTGGAGGTTTTACAGGAAAGGGTGGTTTAGTTAAATGCTTTATAGCTTCGGATTTTGCGCAACTTTGAGCGGTTTTCCTAGCTAATAGTATAGGGATGCAAAGATAAGCCAATAGCACGGATGCAGCCACGGTTAATATCTTCCGTATGGTCCCCGTAAACTCTTCAAAGCCAGATTTTTGCGACTCTACCGCTTTATCCAGCCCTTTTTGGACTAATTTATCGACATCACCATGAGTTAAGGCGACGACTGTTTCTTTAAGGTCTTCATTTTCGGACATCATCTGCGCCGTTTTTCCGCCCGCGTAGCCCAAAGCCGCCCCTGCGCCACCGCCTAGTGGGCCCGCAACGGCGCCGCTGGCCCCGCCTCCTACGGCCCCCATGACCGGGTACCACTGAGACACCTTGCAAGAGCTAAGGACTAAAACCGTGAATAACAATGTAAACGATCTAATCATTTTACAGGGGTTATTTTGACGAATTTAGGGTTGGTGCTCTTTACGGGGGCTATTTTGACGAATTTAGAGTTGGTGCTCTTTACGGGGTCTATTATTTCAAATCTGGAGTTGGCGATCTTTACCGGAGTCGGGTTGCTCGCCGATTTTATTACTGGTGCAACAGTGGTTGTGCTAGGTAGCCACGCTGCGTCCGTATACAATGGGCTCCACGCATCAAACTTATCGGCAGCCGCTATAGCGTCGTTGTACAGGGGGTCTACGACACTGCCTACAGGCGAAGTAAACACGCGCACCCTGCCTATGTTTTGCAAATCTCCTGCGGCTACGCCGTCTGAGCCTTCGGTAAATTCATAAGAGTAAGCATTTTCACCGACTTTTGCTTTTATAGTAAGTACCTCACCAGATGGGTCGCCCTCACCCAGATTGCCGTCGGTGGTGGTTAACTGAAAATTCAAGTCCCTTACATAATCCTCACCAACTTGCACTAATGACCGACCTAGTACGGGGTCAGCTGTAACTACGACCTGAACGAGCAGGCTGGTGGGTGTCACGCCTGTACCGGGTGAGGGTAGGAAATTAAGACCACGGGCACTAAATACTACGGAATCAGCCATGTTACGCCTTTTTCTTTACTTTAAACATATCCGGACTGTGTTTCTTTAAGCTTTTCGACTCTATTTTGATAACTGTTTCCGCAAGAGCCATCGGCGATAGGTTTTCCAGTGCGTTAACGACAGCCTTGAGTGCAACTGTCTCCTCGGTACTAGTCTCGCGATCAAGCATTTTGGAGAGATATCGCCCTCTTTCTGTCTGAAAGCGCCTCTCAAGATGCGTAAAAGCCTCGTCAACAGTGAGTCTTTTGACATCGGAAAGCTTATCAAATAGAACAATGTCGCTCATTATCCTACGGAACGACCACTAAGTTTAACTTTACCAATAATCCCGGTAAGAATTTGATAGGTCTTACCAAGTGGGTGGCCGTAGTTGCCGAATTTAGCTCCCATCTCTTTTTTGCCGCCGACAGTTAAGTTGCTTCCTATGCGCCTCTTGTTAATTCTGCTCTGCTTAAAAGCGTTAGGCGATTTTGCGTGTGTATATTTATTAGCCATGATAGTTATCCTATTTGTTGTTGATATTGGTTTTGCCCTTGGGGGTTACTGTTACCCATTCCTTGGACTTGTGCTGCAATTTGATCACCCGCTTCGGGAGCTTGCCCACCCCCTTGACCGGCGCCCTGCGCATCAGCCATAAGCTTCATAATTTCAGCTTCACTTTTAGGATCAGCCGGGGCAGCTTCGGGTAAGAGTTCTTCCGTGTTTTCATAACCGAGAGCATCCAAAATGCGTTTAAACATTGGACGGCTAAATGGCCGAATTTCGGGTGGGTGTTGTAAAAATCTTTCTTGAACCTGAAGGGCTAGATTCGCTTTCTCAATAGCCCTTTGGCCTTGGTCTTGTGAAAGTATCACTTTACAGTTCATCTCCAAGTTTTCTATCTTTTCCGGAGTCATCTCAGCAAAAGCCGTGACATCCCCCTCCATGTACTCGTAGATCTCAGCCTCGTCCATGGTAGCCATGGATAGCTTTATGAGCTTGGCTAGGTGCTCCTCGAATCCTCGGACTATTCTCCGCATCCATCTTCGCCCAATTTTAGAGGCTTCGTTAAGGGTGGCTTCAACGCCCGTGGCTGTGCTTGCGGGGGACAATGCTTGGTAGTCTCCCTGAGCCATGTTGCTGACACCCAACCACAACTGGACCATCCCGAAAACAAAATCAATGAGCTCTTGGGTTTTGTTATCTAAGTTAGGTAAAGCGGAAAACGAAAGAAAGTCGTCCATGCTGTACTGGTCTTTTAGCTGGAAAAGTTTCCCCGCATGAAGCTCGACATCTTCGGGCTCGTCCTCCACGGCTTGGGGGTTGACACCTATTATCGGGTTTGCCGATAGCTCGTTTCGGTAGCTTTCGCTGTTAAATTGCTTATCTATATACTCCTGATAAGTTCTTATCTTCTCAGGTAAGCTGGGGCCCCACCACCGGTTCTTCATCTTACCGATAGCTACCGCGACATACGGGTGCTGGTTGTCAGGTGTGAGCTTGGCCGTATACTCGTAAAATATAGCTTTTTTAATCTCGGTGTCTATAAACACGCAAAAATCTTGGGGCTCCCCGGTGCCCAGTATATCTTTAGTTACCCAACATTCTACGATGGGTACCATCGGAACCTTGTTCTGATCCCACTTTTTGTCGTCTTTGGAGTCTTCGTTCTTTTCGGATTTTGTGCGTGGGTTGGCGTCTTTCTTGACGGCTTCCGCGTAATCCTGAAAAGAATACCACTCCCTGTTGACGAAAGTTTCTTCACACCACCGTAAGTCCTTGTCATACAACTCGGCTATGAAATCAGCATACTCTAGGTGCTCTACGCTACTTGGTGCTAGGAACCTGTCCGAG